CAGAAGTACATGCTCCACTTTTTAAAATACTGTGTCCTACTGTTATACATATTTTCATTATTTATTTTCCTCCTTCAACTGTTTGTAAGTTTGGTTTATACCTATTGATATACCCCAACAAATCACGCCTTGTAAGACTGCAACAGGACTTAGTCCTAACATCCAAATAGAAAATCCTATACCAAGTATTAATAACACTACTGGAATATATTTGTTATCTAGTTGCTTATACTTCTTACAGCCCTTACCTATAATAGAGAGAGCAGCTACTAAAATTAGCAACTGCTCTGGTATAAAACTTATTAAATTATCCATCTCTTATCCTCCTAATTAATTAAAATATTCCTCTTTGAACTGCAAATATAAAGAACCCTACAAGTGTTGTAATCATTGTACCAATTAGCCATTTGAGCATACTTGTAAGTGAGTTTAGATTCTCACACAATGCTTTTAACTCTGCTTTAGACTCTATATTTGCTATTTTTAATTCGTCTATTTCTTCTCCATGTTTATTTATTCTTGTTTCATGTCTTTTTAAATCTGCTTCGAAAAGTTCTTCATTCATGAAAACCTCCTAATTTTTGAATTAAAAAAGACTATGCTATATAGTCCTCTCCTACAATTTCTTTATATTCACTTGCTGTTATCTTATTCTTTTCTACTGCCGTTTTAACTTGCTCTTTAGTCCAATTACCATTATTATAGAAATCTGTTATTATCTTGTACCAATTCATTTATATCACCCCATTTGACATTAATTGAAATGTTAAATCTGCTATTGTTTGTTCTGTAGAATTTACTTTGTCTTCTATGCTACTTTTAATATCTGTATATCTATAGAAAACCTCTTTAGTATCTATATTTATAAATAACTTTGTTTCTTTATTTTCTGTGTATTTTGGTGTTGGTAATTCCTCTATCAAAATACCTTGTTTTAAGTTTTCCTCCGATAACAAATTTGGTTCATAGTGTATCATACCAACATATTTTATATTTTGTTCTTCTGTATCCATTAAATTTCCTAAATAAATCATAATGATTCTCCTTTCTCATCCGAATAAACCTTTTTTGACAATATATTTCTAAAAATTCCACTACTAATAAAGAAAACTATATCATTTATTACAAACATACCAGCACTTGGGTATGTTTCAGTAAGTTTTCGGTAGCTGTCGATATGTTTAAGAGTATTTAAACTTATTTTTACAAAAGGACTACTAGAAAGCGAATATATAGCATATATATATCCATTATATATATCAAAATTGTCATATTTGCTATCGTCTGAATACACAATTAAATTTAAATTTGCGTCATATTTTACTAAAGCACTTTTTTTGTTGCTATCAATTTCTATACCTCTTTCTGCATCAGATACAATAACAAAATCATTTAAAAACTTAATGTTTTTCATATGCAAATATCCTCCAATTCTAAAATCTTTAGCAATGGTAAAATCAAAATTTATTTTAGATAAGTAACAATCTGTATAACTACTTGAACTTGAGTGTTCTGTTGTAGCATAAATACCATTCTTATTGCAAACAAATTTACCTTCTTTAAAATTGTAAATACCATTAGAAACTAAATTTTTAGTTAACATTATATGCATATCAGATATTCTAATTTTATGAAGTGTAGAAGAAGTCTCATCTCCATATACTACATAAATAAATTCCCCATAAGTACATAACTTATAATAAGCACCTTCTATTGACTGCACTTCAATTCCTGTTGCCTTATTTATTTTATATAATTTAGTATTGTCAGATATAAATAAATACTCTTGTGTAACACAGATACATGAGAAGTTAGCATTAGCTAAAGTAATGTCAAAAACTACTGTTTCATCAATAGCATTAATTTTAATTAGATGAGTTTCTTTAATTACATAAAAATATGGTTCTTCATATTCAAAAGTTTTGAAGTTCCCACTACATCTTTCAATATATTTTATAGCTCCATTTGTAACTAAATACGGATAGTTATTTGAAAGTGTTGTTTCTCTTAAATCTAATCGCCCCTCTTTTATATCAATTTTATTCTTTATTTCTTCCCATGTATCGCTTGTAGTAACCTCTGCACCTTTGGAGTTTAATGCTGTTACTACATTATTTTTAGCATTAACTCCACTTTGAAAAACCTCTTTTAATGCTCCTTCTACATTATCACTTGTAAAATTATTCTCTGTATCTTCTATAGTTACATTCTTTGCTTCTAATACAAGATTTCTAACTTTATTAACTAACTCTTTAAAAGTCATTTAGTCACCTTCTTTCAATAAAAAAAAGAACCTACTACGCTGTTGGTTCTATTCCTTCTACTACTCCACTATGTTCTATAATGTAATTTTCAACTGCTGTCCTATAGTCTGTGTTAGTTACATCATCTAATTCAAATTCTCGATTTTTTAAAGGATTTAAGCCTCTACTTAAAATCCTCTCTGCTAATATTCTTACTACAACATTATTTATATTCATTATAATAATCCTCCTACCTTTTCATTTTCTGCAATTAGTAATTGATTTTCTAACTCTTGTATTCTCTTTTCTTCTTCTGTAACGATATATTGGTATTTCTTCTAAAATTGGCTGTTTAGTTTCTATATTTATACCTATAATTCTATTTTTAGTATAGTCTATACTTCCATACTCAACATCAATACAATGTAATTCAGTTATTGTATCATGTTGCAATATATCTCCTGTTGCTTCTCCTGTTTGGAGAAGTATTTTGCCTGTTTGGTCGTAAATTATTCTATTTGCTCTATTCATTTTATCACCTCTTTTATATAAATTTTATAGCATGCCAAGAATGTAGGTAACTAGAAACATTAGGACTACTTGCAGGAACATTAATGCCTTTATTATTTATATATACATCACGCTCATTATTTGAATAAATAATTCCACTTCCACTAAAATCTTGATTAGAATTTTTTTCTTTAGTAAATACAATTCTAGCCGAAAAATCTTTTTTTTCCCAAAACCAATTTATATTACAAGTAGCAATAACAATATGTTTAAAAAAATAATTATTAGAAGTAACATATTGACATTCAGCAACAAAAATATTAGGAATAAAACCTAAATTATCAATCTTAAGCCAAGTACCAGGTTGTCTACCAAAGGACTCTCCATATAAATTAGCCATTAAAGAACTATTTTTAACAACATCAATAGTACCACTGGCATATTTATACTTAGAATTTAACTGTGATATAGTATTATTAGCTTGTGTTAACTGATTCATCAAATCCTGCGCACTAGCGTCTCCACTATCAAAACTTGCTTTAATTTTTTCTGATAATTCCACTAATGTATTATTTAAACTTGCTTCTATATTTTTAAGTGCTAAAGTATTTATAATACTTGTTTTCCCATTTTTAAATCCTTCTCCAATTTCTGTTAACTTAGTTGATATATCTTGTAAATTAGCGTCAGCTGGTAGTGGCATTATACTCTTACTTATAGTAACAACTTGCTCATAAGTCATGTTATTAATATCTGTAACAACTATTTTAAGTGTATGAAGTGCATTATCTTCAAGTGTATAGTTAATAGTTTTTTCTAAGTATAAATCTGTAGTAAAAGTTTCTTTTAATACATCATCTATAAACCATTCAATTTTAGATAGTTTATTTTCTTCTGTATGTCCTGCTGTAAAAACAGCCTGTTCTGGTGTATAAGAACTAATAACAAGAAAAGGTAATCCTTGCAATAATGTTATTTTAGCTTTTCCATTTTCTTCTGCAATGCCTCCGCCAACAGTCATAGAAGTATTTTCTAGCCAATATTCTTTGGTTGGTATATATCCAGCTGGTTTATAACTATTTTCTGTTAAAACATAGCCACTTCCACCACCTGCATTATAACCGCTCCCACCTCCATACCATCCGCCACCTCCACCGCCATAATTTTCTCCTGAACTAGCTGATACAGCACTTCCGCCTTTTCCAAAAGAGCCATCTAATCCTGCTTCGCCTTTACCACCATTAGTTTGAGTTCCTTTGCTATCTGCTTTAGAACCATCACCTCCAGCATCTCCACCACCATCTCCACCTTTTGTTTCAAAATTATTTCTACCACCTCCACCTGCTACAATTATTCTAGATAAAAGACTTTGTTCATTATCCCAAGAACCACCAATAAGTCTTATATCTGTTGCTCCGCCACCATTACAATACAGTATTCCTCCACCAGAAGGGCTTTCATGCATCATTGCTTTTCCTCCACCATTAAATGTAGAGTCATAATTTGAACCTTTCGAACCAGCGTAAACATACAATGTTGTTTCTTTTCTTAAAGTTAATTCTCCTTTCGAATATCCTCCTTTTGAACGTAAGTTAAAGTCAACTATTCTAATGCCTCCACCACCAGCTGCTCCCCAACATTCAAGTAAATACTTTCCTGGTGGCAAAACAACTTCTTGTTCTCCATGTATATAATTAAAGTCATAAACCTTAGCCATCTTCTTCTCCTTTCTATATAGGTAACATATTATTCACATTTGTTGTAATACTAGATAAACCACCATTTACCTTTTCTTCTAAATTAATCAGCCTATCTTCGATTTTCTTAGATGAATAAGTAGTCATTTCAGATACTCTGTTATCATCCACAGTTGCATTAATAAAATGAGTTTCTGCATTTCCATTTATCACATAGACATTTAACTCAGCTTTTACTTCACTTCTAATTTCTATAGAATTATCATCTATAATTTTAAAGTTTGTAACTACATTTTCTTTTGTAGTAGCATCTATAATATTTACAACTATTCTCTGTGTTAACAAACTATGTGTTACAGTTGCTTTGAATCCATTTTCTGCATCCTCAACCCAATCATCAATTGTTATTATTTGAGTAGATGCCACATTTGAACCACCTGCGATTAATTGGTCAATTTTAATATTTTGTTTCTCATTTTCTGTGTCAATTCTAGTGTTTAGCTCTGTTTTAGTAGTTTCTATGTTGCTTGTTAATTCTGTTTTAGTTGTATCAATTTTAGTATTAACAGTACCTATTTTAGTTTCTAAGTCTTGTATATCTTTGAGTGTTGCAAAGATTATTGTTGGGTCAATTTTAAGTTCTATATTATTTACATTAGATACAATAAGCACAGTTTTAACCTTCATGTCTACCACTGCACCTTGTTCTATAGAAGGTTTATAACACTCTTTGTATTTAGAAATGGCAATTAAATTATTTTCATCATCTAAATATCCTATTTCTCTTATCATAAACCCGCCTACACTTGATGGTATTAAACTCTCTAATATTATACAATTTGGTGCAGTTTCATCTGTAGTTGTATTTCCGATATTGCCTTCCCATACCACATTTTTGAGAGCTGTCTGACTCTCAGTTGGAGTATATTCACTCCCTCCTCCATCACCAAGTTGAATTTTTACAAATCCCACTTTATTACCTGTGACACTTGCATTTGCTATCTTTGCTTTTCCTACATCTGTAATTATAGTGTAATAACTTTTATCTATAGCCAATATATCACCTCCTAAAATATTGTTATCTCTTGGTATCCAACTCCATTGCCAGTTAATACATCAATTTCTCCATAAGTTTCTATATCTGGTGGACTCCAAGGGTATATAGTTATTTCTTGACCCATTAGGGTTGTTATACCAAAATTCATATAATTGTCTTTGCTTATAAGCA